CTATAGAACAACGTATTTCAGAAAGAATAAGGAAGATATTGGAAAATGGTAGCTTTAAACCAGATCCTAGCCAATTTACTCACAATGAACCCAATGAACCCGATGAGCGCACTGTATACGAAAACTACGTAAGAAGATTAAAAGAAAGTGCAGACAAAGTTAAAGAATATATAGATATAATGAATGAACAACAAATAAACCTTATCTATTTATTAAGTGAAGATGAAAAGAAAAGAATTGTTATACCGCGACAGAAATTAATTCCTGAAGATCCTACAGACACTGCCAAACCTAATGACCAAAAACTAATAGACGCCTTGGTTATTTTGGGATTAAACGAAAATTCAACAGAAAAGGAATATATAAAAGCGTATAGAATATTTGTAGTCGCAAAGCATCCTAATAAAGGAGGAAATTCAGTAACATTTAATAAAGTAAGTGGAGTGAAAGATAAATTAGACGAGTTTTTTAAAAAAGCCACCAGTGGCGGTTCTAGATATGGGCGAACACGATCTTCACGTTCCAAAAGACGATCTGAAACAAGAAAATATAAAAAGCGCATTTAATACCCAAAGAGTAGACCAGCACGTCCACCATACACTCTAAAGACATTGTATGTCTGTACAAAGACATACACATTATAGCTAGGAACCGCATTTGGGTTCACAGATCCGCGCATTGGTTTAAATCCAAGTTGTAACTCAACGCGCTGAACTTTATCTAAATTCGCCTCACCACTGGGCAACGACGGTGGAAAGAGTCCGTTCTGAACTCCAAACGACAAGTTGTAGTAGTAACGATGAAGCCACGGCGATTTTCTCTGCATGAGCGACGGTAAAATACTCCGAAAGAAAGAAGGAGCCGCTGTGTCATATCGCGTCAATTTACCTTCATAGACCAGTTTTATAGACTGTAGTGGCTCAGAGTCGCGTGTAGAAAAAGCAGGAACATAATCACCAGGAACTAGTGCTGACAATCCTTGCGCATCAGACCACCATGGCGCAATCAATACTCCTGAGCCACTCAGGTCACGTGTCGCTAAGAACGGCGCATTATATGCTACAGCCTCAGGTCTCTGCGCATAGAGGTATATATCGCGCGCAGGATTTGGTACACGCAAGAGAGCCGTCAGTTGAGCCTGTCCTCGTGTCTCAAATGGCTCAAGTGAATAGTGTTGTACAACGGGATATTGGAAATCCGAGATACGAAACCGATTCGCCTCCACTTTATCCAAATAGATGTATTCTGCCATCACATACGTATCACCAAGACTAAACGTCGTCGGCATTGTAATACCTGAGATTAGAGAAGCCCTTACTCCAACACTAGACTTTCCACTCAGTCCATACACCATAGAACCAGCAGGATCAGACTTGTAAAAAGGTGACCCAGCGAGTGGATAATAGGCAGACCCTGCCACGGCAGTAACAGGATCAAATGTCTGTTGAGCAGATGATACATAGAGAGCCCCCACAGGAGAAAACGTGATCTTCAGTCGTACAAGATCAGCATTAATTGCGTCGATAGGAAGAACAGCACCAGGATCACCATTCGCAAACCAAAATGGTAACGGTGTAACGACTTGTGTAGGTGTACCGACAATAGAACCGAAGCTGCCAACTCCGAACCCTGTATCTTTCCGGCATAAAAGACTGTTTGCAGCCGTCACTTTTTCAAGAGGAGTTCCAAATTCATCCAGAACTTCTAAGAGCCGCCCGTTCAGACTTTCGATCCGAGACCCTCCAATTTCAATAGTTGCCTCTCCAAGAAGCGCATGTCCGAGACTATTCGTCCACCCAAACCGAGGACCAAGAAAGCCAGAAGTCGCCGCCGCAGTAGCCTGAACTGTGGCAATATCGGGCATCGTTGTTACCAAGTAAAGCCGCGACAAGAGTTGTCCCTGCCTAGGTATACTCAGTGTTGCGGATGCGCCAAGCGTAGGCACAGTATCAAAATCTAGGCGAACCCATGAAGTTGTAAAACGCCCAGCCTTTACAAAGGCTTTTTTGAAGAAAGAAAGCGCGGGTTGTCCACGCATAGGTAAAAGTCGTTCATCTTGGATACCCGTATGAACGATTTTTAAAAGAGCAGCCACCATACTATTCTACTGTTTGGACCTTTAGTCCTCAAACATACGATTGGCTAAGCCATTCTGGAAACGGAGCCAGTTGAGTCCGAGGCAAAAGACTTTGACTTCCCATTCTCCTCCGAAAGATCCTCCGGGCGGCTGAATATCTAAGACAAGCCGCAGACTTTGGAGACGGCTGGCATTTATGGAACCCGAAGGTTGGTGAAGTTCACTCGGTCTTCGCGCAAAGGAGTAGCCGTAGATAAATGAATTGAACGCGGTAATCCCGCCGCGGTGAGATCCAGCAATTTGTTGGCGAAAGTACTGTTCCTCTGCGGAAATGATATCGATACCATCAGCCTGTATTTTTGCCGAAGTGAGTAGACCTGATCTGGCATTGTAGACGGAGTCATATTCACGCTCCAAAACAGCCGAATAGTTTGTCCATTCATTATTCTGTAAAACCTCCTTGCGACGAATAAACCAGATGATTTCTTCAATGGGATGATTCGCTTCAAGAGGAAGCTGGACACGGATCACGGAATCTGCGCCAGCTTTTACAACGGCGTATTTGAGCGGCTCGGCGAAATAGAAGGTCTGAACCTCGCGATGCATGAGTTCAAAGGGTTCTCTATACATCTTTTCACGAACGGCACCATCAAGAAGAGCCCCATACGTGACCAGCCGGACACTTTCAAACATAGGCTCTGCTGCTGTCACTGTGATATCTACAGGCTTATCGAAAGGATATGACCTGTCATACACAGAAATGGTGGTGTCGAGGGGCACTGACGTACAGGTGTCGCGATATCCTCTCGCTTGACGAACAACTTCAGCAAGTGGTCTGAACGTGATATGGAGGCGCACAGAGCCATCTTTACATGCCAGGAGCGGCAGGTACTCCTTTAGGCGAGTCCGCATGAAGTAAAAGACGAGCGGACAATGGATATATCCGTCTTCGGTGGGAAACACGCGTGTAGGTGACCACGCTTTCAAGGAATCAATTGACACTTTGCCGAGAGCATCTGTTCCAGAACCAACTTGAGTATTGAGATCAGCAAAGAGAGAGCTAAACACATTCATAAAGTCGCCGTCGATTTCTTCAATCGTATCACCATCAATCTCAAGTTCCGCCTTCTGTATGAGCGCAGTGCCAAGCGAGTTCGCATAGAACCATGCTTTTTCAGGTTCTACATACTCGTATGCGCCAGATGCGACTTGTAGCTGTGCGGATAAGTTTAACCAATGTGCTAACTTGATTTGGAGAAAGGCGGCATGTACAATATCGCCTGATGTCTGGGTTTTCAGGTCAAAAGAGATGCGCTGCCCGAAGGAGGCGGGACCACGATATGCGAACTCTTGTATACAGGGTGTAAAGGGTGTGTACCGACGTTTCGCGCCGCGTGTAAACCATGACACGGGGGGATCTACAGGAGAAAAAAAGGAATCTTGGTCATCACGATCGGTGAGGTCCAAGAGTGTTGTTATATCACCACGCGGTCTGCTCATTGCTTTACTTAGTTCCCGAACTTTAATCCACCACGACCATCCGAGGCAGAGAAAACAGCCCATGTCTCTACAAGGACGCGAAGCTCAGATCGCTTCGTTCCATTTACAATATCTGTCAGCTGCATAAAAAGTGTCGGTTTATCTGCCGTAGAAAAGTTGATTGTGCCATCGGGCTGCCGATTGTAGCTAGGCATTCGCACCCCCTTTTTTTCACCGAAACCGAAGTTAATTGTCGCAAGACGTAGTCCAGAATCACGTTCCTCCTTTACATAATTGTCCAGGCTATTCCAAACAAGAGGACTCCAGAATTGTGTCCTATCCCGCCCCGCAATCAGAAGCTTCAGCCCAGAGTAATATTCACCTGTCGCGGAATCTGATTGGAGCTTCCAGAGCCGATTCGCCCGCATATCTGCCCAAGAGCGAAACGCCAGAATAATCCGTGAGCAGGGATGTGTCGCATCCAAGATACGCGTCAGAAAAGGCGCCGCTGCCGCATAGTCCAAGGGACCCTGTGCGAAGATATTCTCATAAATACGCTCAAAAGGAATATCAAGCGACGATGCGCGAAGCGCCGTGCGTGTCTCGTCGTTCGTATAGATATGGCGTGTCTCCAGATAGATTGTGGGCGCTCCGATGAGAAGTCGATCCAACGCTGTAAATGACGTAAAGGCGCCATTCCTCTCTGTCTGAACCTGTAGTGTAGATCCCCATGGAGCAGGTTTTTCCCGTCCGTCACTCGCCTCCACGAGATCTTCCAGTTTCCGTAGCCAGACGCGCACTTTGTACTGCTGATTCGGTAAACAGAGAGAAGGGAATCCACCTTCTTCTAATGCTTGGCATCCGATGAGGGGCAAGGGCAGCCTCAAGCGTCCAGGCGTCGCATTGCGACCGATAGAAAGCGTAGAGCCATTATGTATACCCAAGAGCTTATCTTCCAAAAAAGCGGAATTCAGAGATCCGCGAGACCGACTTTGAATCCAGAGAGCGTCGCCGCTGAATTCCTGTAGGAGAATATTGTCTTGTAAGATCTGAATCTTCTCGAATAAAAAATAGCCAATTCCGTTGGTATATCCATAAGAGACTCCGCCGCTGTCCTGAACAACTCCTTTCGAGTTGAGCCCAACATAATTCGGCGGCAACCACGATGGCAAGTCGATAACGAGTGTTGGCGATACAATGAAGTCGCCAGCGACCTCTAGTTGAAATTCGGAAGAGCGACCGAATTCCACTGAATTAAGGGGCGGAAGGCGTCTCAGTTCATGAATCACTGGCGCCGTAGGTCCATATCGGTTATCAAAGAGAAACTGCGCATCGGCAGAGTCTTCTTGAAAATATACATCTTTATTTCCTCGTGATACGAGCTCATAAAGAGGTCCATCTAGATTCAGATTCATCCTTCTTAGTATAAACATACGGTAAATTTGAAATCGCCCCCCGCACTCAAACTCCACAATAAAATGTCACTCGCAGATCTACAATTGCTTTTAAAAGATGGGTTCTCTGACCTTGAGTATAAGCGTCGCACCCTCGAAAACGAAGCAGGATTCTTTGAAACTGTGCCACTTGGTGATTCACTCTGGATCAGTGTTCGCCTGAAGGAAACTGCAGGAGCACTTTCATCAAATCTTACACAGATGTACAAGGACGCTACGCCGCCGTCAACGCCACCCATGAGAACAAGTTTCTATGATCGAAAGGTCCACAGTTTCCTCCCACACAAAAAGACCTTACAATACCACGTGATGAACTTAACATCCACATGAATTTGTACACGAGCTACAATATAGTTTTCCTTTAAACATAAGTTGTTTATCTATATAACTAGGAAAATTCACGGTAACACCGTTCGCAGCTGGTATAATTGAACCACATGTACTAATATTTACAGTAGGTGCTTTTACAGCAAATGTTTCCTTATAAAAACGGTATTGAGCCTGTGATTGTAATTTCTTGATGATGTCACTTGCGTCCATTCTGTCTTTTCCTTATATTTTTTCTAAGAAAGAATGTGTGGAATTTGGATGCTGCTTGGAAAAGGTCTGGTCGCCTTGAAGCCAGAAAATGGACTGAGCAAGTTGACAGCTCGCGGTCCGGAAGGATCACGGCTTATTGATATAAGCGGAGTGGCAAAGATGGGATTTACACGCCTGGCAATTAATGGTCTGAATCGGCTAGGCATGCAACCGTGGTCATCGTACGGTGTTCATTGGACATGTAATGGTGAAATCTACAATTCAGAAGCCCTCAAGGATGAGCATGAAATTATTACCTTATCAGGAAGTGATTGTGAAGTCATTGGTCATCTTTACAACAAGTATGCTGACAATTTGAAGTCACTCTTCCGATCATTGGATGGTGTCTTTGCCATCGCCATTGTAGATGAGAAGCGCAATCGTGTTGTCGTAGGACGCGATCCTTATGGTGTAAGACCGCTGTACATGGGGCTCGCATATGACGAGGAAGGTATAATCTGTACGCGCATTTTTGCCAGTGAAATAAAAGCTCTTGTACCCTATTGTTCTACCATCAGCCCTGTCTTTCCTGGAACCTATCATGTCTATAGTCTGAGTGACACCACACGTCTAACAATAGAGACATATCACACACAAACGTGGCTCAAGAATCCAATGTTTACACCTGCTCATCCGAATGGTCTAGATATGGCATCTGCCGCCATTCGCTTTGCTTTGGAGGAAGCGGTTAAGAAGCGCTTGATGACTGAGCGACCGGTCGCTGCGCTCTTATCAGGCGGCGTAGATAGTAGTTTGATCGCATCACTCGTTGCGAAGAACCTGAGGGATCTAGGAAAGCCTCCACTGAAGACATTCTGTATTGGCATGCCTGGCTCAACCGATATGAAGTACGCGAAGCTTGTAGCAGAATGGATTGGGTCCGATCATACAGAGATTCTTCTCAGCGCGGACGACTTTTTTGCTGCTATACCCAAGGTCATTCACGATATTGAATCCTATGATACGACGACTGTAAGAGCCAGTGTTGGAAATTGGCTCGTGTCGAGAGAAATCAAGAAGTTGACGGAGTGTAAGGTGGTCTTTAATGGCGACGGGTCCGATGAACTCTTTGGATCCTATCTCTATTTTTACAGAGCACCTTCTGACAGGGAGTTTGAGGAAGAGTCTGAGCGACTCTTGAAGGACATCCATTATTTCGATGTTCTGCGGTCTGATAGAAGTATTAGTAGCCATGGGCTGGAGCCGAGAACTCCGTTCTTGGATAGGCAATTTGTTGCGGTTGCGCGCAGCGTCGCAACAGAGTGGCGTCGTCCTATGAGGGATGGACTCCCCGAGAAGTGGATCCTACGTCGTGCTTTCGATGATGGGAAAACTTTGCCGCCGTCGGTTCTTTGGCGGAAAAAGGAAGCGTTCAGCGATGGTGTATCGAGCACAGAGAAATCATGGTTCGAAGAAATCGCTGAGCGCGTAGAAGAGCTTGTACCTGATAACTGGCAAGAACGGACAGCGAAAGAATGGTCAGCTCCGCAGCCGTTAACGAAAGAGCAGTATTATTACAGGCACATTTACTACACATGGTATGGCAAACAGTCTGAAAAGACGAACGTTCCGTATTTTTGGATGCCCAAGTGGAGCCCTGGTGTGACGGACCCGAGTGCCCGGCTCTTGTAAAATATCATATATAAGTATAGGGAATGTCCTCGCTTTCGTTTAAGAATAGAGCATCCAATTATCTTAGAAATATGCAAATAAAGGCAAAACAGAAGTTTCAACAAACGCTTGCTCATACGATGGGCGTGAGGACCAATAATGAGATTAGAGCTAACGACCAAATACGTAATCAGAAAATCAGAAATGATAGTAAAGAAGATGCTAGAGTGGGGTATAACCATAAAATAAACATGGGCTTCGATAGACCTACTAATGTTTGGGAAAAAGCCAAGCAGCGTGGGAAGGTGAGCGCCTTCCGAGCGGCGGAGAGGGATAAGAGGGAGGCGGCGATGCGGGCGCAAGCGGGCTTTTTCGGTCCCAAACCAAGGGATTCTTATAAGAGGGAAAATTATACAATGAATAAACAAAATACTACTACCAGAAATAATTTTAATGCGAAAGCACTCGCCCAGAAAAAGGCTCCTGGAGGTATGGCGGTGTGGGGCGGACGTAAGAGAAATACTCGCCGCAATCGCAAGAACCGTCGTGGAACGCGGAAAAATTGAAAATCCGTACTTTCCAAGACAAAAGAAATGTCCGGCTGGAATATAGAATGCAGATCTTTGTGAAGACCCTAACAGGCAAGACGATCACGCTCGATGTTGAGCCGAGCGACTCAATTGACAATGTTAAGCAGAAGATCCAGGACAAGGAGGGCATCCCGCCTGACCAGCAGCGCCTCATTTTCGCGGGCAAGCAGCTGGAGGATAACAGAACGCTTAGCGACTACAACATTCAGAAGGAGTCTACGCTCCACCTAGTGTTGCGGCTGCGTGGTGGCGTTTAAGCCACATAATAAAAATCATCTATTTTTTCTGACAATCAGACAAAATAGATGACATAAGGAAATTCAAAAAATTGAATCGCACTGGGATCTAAACTCCCAGTATACAAAATGCAGATCTTCGTAAAGACGCTAACAGGTAAGACAATTACTCTTGATACAGAGCCAAGTGACAGCATTGAGCAGGTCAAGCAGAAGATCCAGGACAAGGAGGGCATTCCGCCTGATCAGCAGCGCCTGATCTTCGCTGGAAAGCAGCTTGAGGATGGTAAGACGCTGAGTGACTACAATATTCAGAAGGAGTCTACACTCCATCTGGTCCTGCGCCTCCGCGGTGGATGTTAACTAGTAAAACCATAAAATAAAACAAAAAATAAATATTTTTTTACAGATACTCAACAAGTTGGGGATCTACCAACATAATAACAAAGACAAGAAGAAGTAGACCCGCATAAATTGCCGCACGTTGAACGAGGGAATTTTTTACCATGTATGTCATTAATGTTTCAGATAGTCCCCAGATGGCAACCCACCACAAAATGGTAAAGAGACTGTAAAATACTACGTTTTTCTTTGATATAGCCGGAAGACTAGGTGTATCTACATACGTGTCCATACTACAGTAGGACCTGAAAAAATTGGCTCGTTATTTGTGGTAGCAAATAACTAACAAAATGGCATCACAATGTCTTGGACGAAGAACAAATGAGCGTCTTCTATTTGGCGATGGAAAACACTACTTTTACACAGAGGAGAGGTGTAAGCGAAAGACAGCAGGGGGTCTGTGTAGCGTGTGCGATGGTGGCGCAGCATTAGAGCACGGGATTGTCTCTGAGGCAATACCACCTCTTAGTCATATTTATGGATCGGCGTGGTATGATCTAAAACGGACTGTCTATGGAAATCCTAGTAGTCAGGACATGGCAAAGGCAAAGAAAGCACAAGAAGTTAGCAGTCCGGTGATTAGCCCAGTGACAAGTTCAGCAGACACGGCAAGCCCCACAAAACCAGTAAAGAAGCGAACATTTAAGGTAGCAGCAGCACCAACTGAAGTGGCAGCAGCAGCACCAAC